CAACCCTATTACGGTATTCTTCGTAATTCTTGGCATCTACTTTGACGATGGCATGTAGTGACTTGTTTCCGCTATGCACCAAGGCAACAATCGGTAATTCAAGTTCTTTGTATATGGCGTTCTGTTTATCGATTGGCATACTGTCGGATTCGACCAGGGCATATCTGAAATCTGTCACGTTTTCATTTTTTGCGCCTTTCCCGTCCATTGGATTGAATCGAACCCATGCGCCGGCTTCTTCGTGATAATCACCTAGCACTGCACCGATATCGCCATTACATCTACTAAGTTCTTCAATCAATTGCCCAGCAGTCCGGTCATAAGCCCCCTTAGTTGGCAGCCATTTGACAATCTCGCCTGTTTCATCATCAGTCTTTGGATAGCATTCAGTAACGTACCCAACATTTTCGCTAGCTTCAAAGAGCGTTTCAAGGTATTTGATAATTTCCTGAACCGGATTCCAATTAGTCGGCTCATGGATTTCCTTACCTTCAATCCAGTCTTTATCAATGACACGATAATCACGATCTATTGTATCGGTCCAGCCTAACTCATGCGCGTTCTCGCTATCATAGCTAGATTGCGACACCCAGCCATTTTCTTTAGCAAGTTGGGTAATCGTCGCACCCGTCACGATAGTTCCTGCTTCTTCATTGAAAGTATCCCATTTCTTGAAGCACTCAAATTTCTTGTATCGACTATCATTTTGTGACCAGTTATCCCAGTCGGATGCCGTATACCCCTCGTGTTTCAAGGCCATACCGACATTGACCCACGTCTGATAATCTACCGTGGCAGGATTGATGTAATCCAGCAACGGCAACAAATTAAAATCATTCTCTGCCACTATCTCCTCCTTCTTAATTTAGTACATATTCAGCTGGTCGCACGCTTGTCGGAACTCTCCAACCATTAGCTGCTATGCGATTAATCATATTTTTAGCTTCTTCGAACGGCCACATTCCCACACCTTTGAAACCGTATCTTTCAAGTAATCTGATTTGTTTAGGTGTTGTTAAACCTTCCGCTTGTCGCTTGTGTAATCTATCTAAATATAAAGCAGCCTTTCCAGCATTCGCGATTTCGTCAGGAAGTATGCCGTATTTCTCAAGAGCTTTAATTTGCTTATCACTAGCAGGTGCCAGCTCCCATCCGAAGTTAGGCACGTAATTCGACAAGTCTTCAGCATGGATAGACATTTCAAATTGCAACGGATCTACTAGTTTGCGTTTACGCTTGCGCATTTCTTCCAATTGTTTGGCCAAGGCTTCTTCACGCTGTGCGACGACGTCCTCGGTTGCCTTGACTTCCATATCTTCGAGGTCAAGCATTACACCAGTTTGCTCTTCCATGTTCTCAACCATTTTCTGAGCGACTTCTGGAGTCTCACAGATTAAATGAGCTGGACGGCATAGCTCGTGGCGTTCTGTATGCCAGAGGAAGTCTAGCAAGAGTAATTCTTCCTTCCCTGGATGCAGACGAGTACCACGCCCCACCATTTGAGAATAGAGCGCTCGCACTTTGGTAGGTCTTAGCACAACTACACAGTCTACTGATGGACAATCCCAGCCTTCTGTTAGAAGCATGGAATTACAAAGAACGTTGTAGCGGTCTTTCTCGAAGTCTTCTAAGATTTCTGCACGATCCTTGGACTCTCCATTGACTTCAGCAGCACGAAATCCTTTTGCGTTTAGGATATCGCGAAACTTCTGCGAGGTCTTTACCAGTGGCAAGAATACAACTGTTTTGCGGTCAGCGCATTGCTTGACCATTTCGTCCGCTATCTGCTCAAGATATGGATCTAATGCTGTTCCGACGTCGCTCGCTTTGAAATCGCCTGCCGACATGCTCACATTTGATAAATCCAAACTTAGCGGAATTGTCAAAGCCTTGATTTTAGATAAGTAGCCTTCTTTGATAGCTTGTACCAACGAATATTCATAAGCGAGGCTATCGAAGTAAGAACCAAGGTTTTTCATATCTCCACGGTCTGGTGTGGCAGTAACCCCTAATACATCCGACATTTCAAAATAGCCAAGAACACGCTGATATCCATCTGAAATGGCGTGATGGGCTTCGTCGACTACAATTGTATCGAACCAATCGGGAGGAAATTGACTAAGTCGTTTCTCTCTCTGCATAGTCTGAACCGAACCGACGACGACCCGATACCAAGAACCAATAGAAGTATTCTCCGCTTTCTCTAAAGCCGTACCAAGTCCTGTTGCAGTCTTGAGCTTATCGCTAGCCTGCTCCAAAAGCTCTGACCTATGAGCAAGGACAAGCACACGCTTGCCCTCTCTCACTTGGTCTTCAATGATTTTTGAAAACACAATCGTCTTTCCGCATCCTGTTGGCAATACTAAGAGCGTGCGCTTGCGACCTTTAGCCCATTCAGCTTGAACAGCCTCCCGTGCTTCCTGTTGAT